TCATGTTGCCCCCGTACGCACGAGCCAAAGCGTCAGTGACCGTTGAAAGAGGTTTACCAGTTGCTGCAGCAATGTCCATCGCCTGCGTAGCCAGCTTCTGAGCCTTAGTCACCGAGCCAGTAGCCTTCGCGAACTTCGAGAGCACTGGTCTTAACTCTGTGTCGGTGACCCCGAGCAAAACACCAGTCGAACTAATCCAATCCTCATTCGCAGCAATCTGTGCATCAGTCGCCTTAGTAGTACGGCGCAAATTGTTAGCCAACAGATCCTGCGCTGCAGCATCCTCGATAGCGCCCTTAGTAGCGTCAAACAAAGCAGCACCCAAACCAGCCAGCGCAGCCCCAGCAGGAATCGCAGCCTTCTTTAAAGCAAACTGGGCCTTAGCGCCAGCACCCTCAAGTTCCTTAAATTGCTTAATCGCCTTTTGGATGCCCTTGCTGTTGAACTCGGTAACGATTGGAATACGAATAGCCATTAGATGCCCTTCTGAACTCGGCGCATAACTTCACGAATGAGCAAATCAACACGGCGTTCTACTTCGTCTTTATGTTGCAGGTATGCCTTCCACAAGAAACGCCCCGGGTCTCCGTAACGGCGGTTCAAGGCTGCGACCATTTGCTTACCTTTTTCGGTAGGGACAGGGCCACGACCTGACATTTCAGACACGAGAGCTGCAGAGGAACCCCAACGGATACCGAACACGGCAAGGTCAGAGGTGTAGGCGCCGTACTGGCGTGGGCGTTTACCTGACACGAACGGCTTGATACTACGGTCAGACTTTGCATCGTCATACGGAAACACGTCGCCACGATTGCCCGGATTCCAACGATGCTTCATGCCCGACAAGGGAGGCTGAGACGGTGTGAGCTGACGCGCCTGAACAATCACAGTTTCCACGATGCCTGCGTAATCTTTGGTTACCTGACGGCGTGCAACTTTGTCTATCTTGTTTAACTCACGGAGAGCCTCTTTGGCGCCGAGCACGGTCATTTCTGTGTTTACAGTTCTACTTGCCACGGTTTGCCTCCTTTGCTCTCTTCTTCAGCACATCCAACATGGTGTGCAGCTCTTGTATATCGAATGGGATTTCATGAGGCCAGAAACCCGTCTCAACTGCTAACTCGCAGAGGGTACGGAGGTAACTGCCCCATCGGTAGGGTTTGTGTCTTCCTCACCAACAACCTCAACCGAAACCAGTTTCTTGATGTAGTCATCAAAGACGGCTGGGACCGTGATGCTGTTTTGTTTTGCACCTTCAAACGCAAGGAAGGCTAGGTGTTCCATTGCGACACCGGAGGCAAGGTCAGATGCGCGGATCTTAAACTTGCGCTCCAGTGCCACAATAGAAAACAAGTTGGTGGTGACCTCATAGGTGAGGCCGTCAGTCTGTTCGACTGCAAGTGTGATTTTCATTTGTTTCTCCTAAAGGTTTACCGGTTTACGGTGCGGTTACGTCACGAACCCATGTGCCACCGGTGAAGGTGGCTTCAACTGTGGCAATTTCGCCCACGGTTGAGTTAATTGGGGTGAAGTTTGCGAGCATGCAATTAGCAATGGTGTACTCAGGGTTTGTTGCCGACTCGGTCGTGCCTGATGGCGAAATAACCAATGTCGTTGTGCCAGTGCCCACGCAAGAAGCGAGGATTGCTTCAACCTCGGAAGCGCCATAGCTGAGGAACAAAGTCATGGTGACTTCAACGGACTGAAGACCGCCGACCATGCGATGACCCGTATCACCGAAAGCGGTGACCTCAAGTTCGTCCTGACCGATAGTGACGGTCACAGCGTTTGCCTGATCCGAAAGGTCTGTGGTGGTTGCGCCCTGCGTGATGTTAATCGTGGCATTGCTGAGGAATGTTGTTGTAGCCATGAGGGCTCCTTTTGGTTAGTTGCGCCGTACGGCTACGGCAACGGTTAAGTCATAAGAGGGCAGGTCTTGCCCCCCTACGGATACGAGGCCCGGACGCAAATCCGTGACCGCGATGGGTGAGTTCATTATCTGATCTGCGATTTGCATGAGGTAATCGCCTGCGTCTTGGTTGCCGGGTGGCGGTGCAAGGATGCGGAGGCGTAAGTCAATGTTGCCCACGTTGTATGTAAACGCTGTGACGCTGGGAAGTTCAATCAGAACCGACAACGGGCGAGCGTTACGAGGGTCTGTAATAGGCACAAGTCCGAGAGTGGTAAGCGCCGTTTTGCAAGCGTTTACAGCCTCGTACAAGATGCCTGAAGAACTCACGCGACCTGTGCCCTGCCACAGCCAAGCAGCTGCATGATGCGGTGAAGCGTCACTGGCATAGGCAAGTTGCCCATACCGTCAAAGCCACCATAGGAGTCGCCGCTAGTTCCGCGTTCGCGGTACAGCGTCGCTGCGTACATGGTTGCACCCAGTTCGACATCGGGGGAAGGCACAGTGCTTTGAGAGTCTGTGTAGCCAGCCTCACGGCGTTTACGGAAACACCAGTAGTTACTTGCTGAAACACACTTAGCCACGAAGGCCGTGTCGTTAGCGGTTGCCACGTCAATACCAAGCCACGACAACACAAGTGCTGAAGTAGTCCAAGTGATTGTTTCGGTAAACGTCAAAGTGCCAGCAAGAGCTGCATACGCTTCGTCATCGGGCTGACCCGTGACCGCATACAGAACCTGATTAAGTTTCGGCACGTCATAGTTGAACTCGAGATAGCCCTGCTGGTCTTTCCCGATGTACTCCCACTCTTCAACGCTGATAACGGTAAAGGTGCCGTTGAACTTTGCGCCAGCGCCAGCGACAACGATGCTGTCACCGGGTTGAACTTCGGAAGGGGTCAGGGTCTGTACGGCTGAAACATCATCAAAGTGAAAACCATGAGTGATTGTGTAGACAGACATACAGACCCTTTCCTACTACCTAGTGATCAGGCGAAGGTGAACTTGACGAACTTTGTTTCGTCAATCATCAACGCTGCGAAGTAACCGCGGAGAGCGATTGTGCGCGACAGTGTTGATGGTGACTCGATGGACATGGTGCCCTTCTGCTGTTCGAACAGTTCGTAACCCGAAGCGTCACCGACGATGGCGGTACCACTGGCGAAGTTACGGTCAACGACAACAGACAAGCCGAAAGCGTTTCCGCCGTACTCGTTTACACCAAGGTTGCCGTATGCGTTCATTGGCCCAACCTGTGGGAACAATGGACGGTTTGACGTGTCGCTCAATGCGATGAGGTTGCGCCAGCGGTCTGGAGAAACAAAGAGGTGGGTAGGCAGGTTGCCGTTTGAAGAGCTCAAGATTGTTGAGGCTGCTTCAGCGATTTCTGCTGACCAAACTTCAGGCTTTGCCACGTCTGCAAGAGCGAACGCTTGTGTGACGGTTGCGCCTGCGACCAACTGGTCAGCTGCGTAGTTGTCTGTCGCGTTGGCGTAGATACGGCCCATGTCGTCAAGAACGACTTGAAGGATAGAAGGGTCTGTCCAGTCAATGTCAGCCTCAGAGATGTTTACATATCCGCCGAAGATTTGCTTTGTGACTTGGTTGTTGAAAACAACAAGAGTGCCAGCGGTTGGTGACTGCTCGCCAATGGAAGCACCAATGCTTGTGTGAGTGGTGACCTCGGGACGGATAAAGATTTTTCCGCCTGCAGGCATTGCGCGTACGCCGATTGCGTCAACTACTGGACGACGTCCGATGAAGTTGTTGTAAACAGGCTGGACGATTGGGGTTGGCAGGATGCCGGGTGTGTCGGTGGTGACAATGTCCGGCGCAGCTGCACGAAGTGCTTCTGACATTTGGTGCCATGCAGAACCGCCAGCAATAAATGCTGACATGTATTCGACTGCTGTTGGCAATGCAACTTCACGGCGCGCGGTGGCGAACAGTGGAGCGGTTGGGACGATTTCAGCCGAAGCCTCAACCGTTGGGGTTACTTCAGACATGGTTTCCTCCTCAGGAATGTCTAGGGGTTGGGGTTCGACAACTTCTTCTTCTGACTCTTCGTCAGGCTGAGAAGCAGCGATTTCTGTTATGACAGCATCCGAAAACGCTGGCATAGCGACAAGTGAGATTTCTGCGAGAGAAGCCTTTGAGACAACCATTGTCCCGTTCTTGTCGTACTTAAATTTGATGGGAATAGCGCCAACACTTACGGAGTCGTAAGCGCCAGCCTTCACCAATTCAATGGCCTCATCGGAGGCGCGAGTCTTAGCAAACTTGGCTGTAAACAAAAGACCCTCTTCGGCTTCTACAAGTTCGGTGACAACACCACGCAGCTGCGTCATGTCGTGACCTTCAAGAAGTTTTGGTGCCTTTGCGTTTACATCAAATGCGCCACGGCGAAACATGACCGACTCACCCGAGGACACTGTCGCTGGAGTGTCCCAAGGAACGGCCACGCCCGTAATGGTACGGGGGCTGTCCTCGCCAGCGGCAGCGTCCAAGGTGACTGGCACAGCTACAAACTCAATCTTCACAATTCGTCATCCGTTTCATTGTTAGGCATCCCATCAGGGGAACTCATCTCGGAACCTTCGTAGTCCTCAATGTCAAATTCGACATAGCGGTTACGAGGAAGAACTTGTGCGCTGGAAAGGGTTTGCTCAATAGCGTCCATGTAGATACGAGCGCCGAAAAGATACAGATCCTGACGGGCTTGCTGGGCGTTTTGGTACGTCATCGAAGCACCCTCAGTGGGGGCAGACACAAGGTAGGCAGGCACTGAACAGAGGCGAGCCATTTCAAGTGACTGGTACTTGCGCTGATCTGCAATGACTTCCTGAGGGTTTTGAGCAAACTCACGGAACTGAACCTGACGCGACAGTGCACCAATAGCGTTCTGTTTACGCGCGCTAGCCCAAGCTGAGGCAAGAGAACCCAAATCATCACCTGACATGTCTTCGCCGTCAATCTGCTGAAGATAGCCCGGTACAGTTTCAAGGCTGGCGTATCTGTCCGCTGCCATGTTGAGGTAAATGTTTGTGTTGATGGCTTGAGCGCCAATCTTCAAGATGCCCTCGATAGGGCTTAAGAACTGGATTACGTTGTTTACGTCAAGTGGTTGTCCGTTGAACTCAAGCTCTTTAGACGGCCCGTAATACTGAGGGATTCCTGTCTGCTCTGTGCTTGAAATGTTTGCAGCAGGGAGCCATGTAAACGAAGCAGGCAGTCCTGTCGAATAGCGCGTTGTGACATAGGCGTACGCTGCGCCATAGAAGAACATGTCCGAGAAAATGTTTACGAAGAAAAACGAGCGCGACACTTTCGGGTCTGGGGTTTCCATCCACGGTTCAAGAGGCAGATAAACCTCGTCATAGTCGGAGCCGTTCCATTGCTTCGAGTAATGCTTGAGACCTACGGAGCCAATAATTCCAGCGAGAAGGTCACGAGAACGAGAAACCGTCGGAATACTCAGCGCACGAACCTCAGCAGAGCCAGTGGTGTACTGGATGAAGTTGCCAATGTAGGACGCGCCTGCAGCCGCCTGCACAGGTGCAGAGGCGAAAGAGGCCGTGTCAACTTTGCGTGAGAAAATACCCATCTCTTCGGAGTCTTACACAAGATTGTTGCAAATGCAACTATCTAGACGAACCCATTGTCGGTTTATTTGCGCCACCCGGACGCGACACCATTGCAGTTGCAACGATGAGACAACGACACGCCTCGATAGGGCCCGGTGATCGTTGGCTGGAGATAGACAATGCCCCACCCTGTCCGCGGATTAGCACCGCCCTGTTTACATGCTCCGACAACAACACCTCACCCGTGTGCTTCACTCTGTCCTCGTTAATCAAACCCTTGACGGTGGACGTGTACTTGTTGATTTCTCCGTAACCCCACTGCACCGTACGACGCTGAAACTTCTCGGGCGTATGAATAAACAATGACGGCGTTATCGCCAGCTGTGTCTTCGGTTCACGCTCCAAAGCCTGCGTAATCCGTTCCCACATTTCAGCGATGGACTCGGTCTGAAACTCAACGGAAGCAACAATGTCTCCGTCCGTGTTCTTGCGACACCACACCCCAACATATTTTGAGTCGTCCACAGCAGAGTCCACCGCCAGCACCGAGGTCGTACCATCCCAGTCGGTTTTCTCTGTGAACCGTTTCGCCCACTGCCCCGGCGGAAGCCAAGACGATGCAGCACTCACCCACATGTTGCAATGAGCGCGAAGCCACTGAGAACGGTCAGGGCTGGCGTGTGCAGCTCGAAGACTTTTGATGGTGACGGTTCTAGGCATGCTCGGGTTCGCGTAGCCCCAGTAGCGCTCGTCATCAGGTGACACCGACTCGGGCACAGACCACTCAGCCATGTACAACTCACCCGGCTCGCCCTTGTCAATCTGCCCGATTGCCTGTTCCCTCAGTTTTTTCATCACCGTGGACGACTCATCGCCAGCAGTAGACACCAACAACGACAACCCCGACTTAACAGCAATCTGTGCAGGCTTCAACGCCCCGAAATAAGCCGCCTCCGTAATGGCCCACAACTCGTCAACAATCAGAATGTCTACGCCACTGATGCCGTGCTTCTTGCCCGTCGCTGCCTTGACCAAATACTCAGACCCGTCCACCATCTTGACGCGGTGACGACCATAAGCCCACGTCACCTTGCACAGCCCCGACTCCTCCCACAGCTCGAACAGGTCACGCAGATCCTCAAAGACCTCAGTCGCCAGCGCCAACTCATGAGCCGTAGACACAACCTTTACAGGTCGCCCCCAAATGCGAGGCAACTCGAGAAGGCAAAACCCCACCACCGCCGACAACATAAAAGTCTTGCCCTGCTGACGAGCACAAAACGCCATAGCACTCGAATGCGTAAACACATTGTCCTCGTCATGCTCAAAAGCACCGGTCAACACGTTCACCTGCCACGGAAACAAGCTGCGGTTTAAATGCGTCTGGGCAAACTCTGCAATGAGAGGCCCATAACTCTCGTACCCAATAGTCGGCGTAACCAACCGAGGCTGATCCGAACCAACGCCAACCGCTAACGGCTCAATACCGCTGTCTTGAGCTGAGTCATGACCGTTTCGTGGAGATACGGCAGAA